GAATTTCCGAGCTGATAAGGTGAGGCGATAAAGCCGTCTATCGTAGTAACGCTGGCCCCTGGGGCTTGTCTGGCTTGCCAGATTGTCGTAGCTAGTGCGGCTGCAGCTTGACGCACCGCTGGCACACTTGCATAAGCTGTAGCGTGATTAGGTCCAGTAGCTAAACCATAAGGTTTTACTAAGTGTGTAGTTTGGTCTGCAGCTGTTTTATCAAAAGTAAAACGGTAAAGGTCATAGCCGGTTAGTGTTTTAGTGCCATTAAAAGTAGTACCCGCGCCGGCTACTGTTACTTGCTGGCCAGTTACAAAGCCATGAGGTGTAGGGGTAATAATTGTAGCAACGTTGGCTGACAAAGCCGTAGCAGATATAGGAGCGGTGTTAAACCATAAGTATTTGTTGAGTATGTCCTCTGTAGCTTGACAAACTTCCTCTACTGAAGCGTCTGTGTAAAGGGTAATACCAGTTATGTTAAGCAAAGCGCGTAGCTCAGCTTGGGTTATATACGTTGCAGCCACGCGCTCTACTCCTAACTGTTTGGCCTAAACCCCACCGGACTAGGGGCAGGGTCTAGGGTTCTAGTGTTTTAGGCTTACGCCTTGTTATTTTTAAACGCGCCGCCTGCAGCTAGTGTGGCAAGTGCGCCATAGCCGTAATACATAATCTCGATCTGCCCACTCGAAATCACGTTAGTAGTTAGGCGTAGTTGAGGTGATTCGTACCAGGTAAAGCACTCTGGGTTAACGACTAGTAAAGTACCGTCGCCGTCGCCGCCGTTTGTGTAATCTACGTACAGATCAAGCCCTGCTACGTTACCGCGTAGGCTTGATACTGAAACTGCACCGCCTGCGTTCTGTGGTTGTTGCGCTGTGTAAATTGGTCGTCCAGAGTCATTAAGGGTCATAATGTTTGCCCATTGACCGCTTGAAGCAATCATGTTACGAGCAAACCGCTTTGAGTTTGAGTAAACGCTAGCTGCACCGCGTGAAACAATACCTAGAAGCTCTGAGGCTGTTGGGTAAGTAGCTACGGTAGTAGCGTCTAGTGTTGCTGCGCTGATTAACTCGCCATTTACAAATGAGTTAGTGCTTAATGCGTAAGCGTCTGCCATTTGTTGTACCAATACGTTTAGGAAAACTGGGTCTGATCGGTCAAACAGTTCTACGGAAACTGTGTTTTGTCCTGCGTACTTATTTACAGTAGCAGTAACAAACTCAACCTCCATACCAGTTTCAGACGGTGTGCCGCCTTCATTTGTATCGGCAACAGTAGGGACGGTTTTAATACGCGGGATTTGTAGCGACATACCCATAGCCGGTAAAGCTGCAGTGTTAATAGCTTCAATGCTTGCGCGGAAACTATCTGACTTGCCATTAAACAAAGTAGTTAGCTGAGGCGTTGGGATAAGGCCGGCGTTATTTGTTGTTGAGTCGTCAGCTGCACGTACCCAAGTTGCAGATTCGCTGCCTGGGTCCATTGTTGCCTTTACTTTGTGAAAAAGGTAATCGGCTGGTGTAGTAATTGGGCTACGTGGGGCAGTAAAAGCTAGTGCCGTTACTGTTGGGCGTGAGGCTTCTACCGGCTGTGCGGCTTCTACCTCTGGGGTTGCTGGGGTAGCGTTTTCGGACACGCTGGCCTCACTTTCGGTTGGTTGGGTTTCTTGGGTTTCCTCTACTGGCTCAGGCTCTACCTCGCTGGCAGCTACGCTTTCAACGGCAGCCGACTTGAAGGCTGCAGCTTGAACCAAACTTACTTCGCGTAAAACGGCAGACTGCACATAAAGCACGCCGCCGCGTTCCTCGCTTGCGTCAACTGTTACGCCAACACTTAAACCGTCGCGTAAGTTTTCGCTAGCCTCAATTAAACTATCTGTACCTTTTGTAGTAGCAGATATTTTAAAACTTGCATATAAGCCGCGTGTATCCTCGCTTATATTTTGTGCAAACCCAATAGGGTCAGTAGCTGAGTGTTCTAATAGTAATTTAATTTTACCGCCGGTTTGATAATTTATTGAGCCTTGCTCGAAAATTACCTTGCCAATACTCGTATTTCCGATTTCGCCAAACGGTACAATTTTACCGGCGATAATTCTACGCTCTTGATCTGTTGCTTCTATTGAGCTGTTAAAGTTCAACTGCATTAGGTGTACCCCCGTTAGGTGTTAGGTCTTCCATTTCGCGTGCTTGTTCTACTGTAATTAAATTAAGGGCTAACATTTTTTCAATTACTGCTAAACGTGTTAATGCGTCGCTACGTAAATAACTATCGTCTAATGACATACGAACATAATTTTGTGAATTGGTCATATCGTTCATAGATAAGCGTTCTTCTATTGCAGATATAAAAGGCCGTAGGCTCATATCTACAAATTGTTTTCTTTCGTCCATTACGTTGCTGTACGTCATTGAAGCGTTAGCGTCCGCACTTAGGAGATAGGCCGGTACGTTACAAAGTCTGGCTATCTCAGTAGCTAATTCTTGTTTAGCTTCTGAATACATCATATCTTTAGGGCTAAAGGCTGTTGGCTCATACTTAAGCGTGCTGGATAAATACGCTGTGCTGCGCTGTGTACGTGCCAACTTCCAACTAGCTAGTAGTCCGGTAATTTGTTCCTCTGGTAAGTCTGCGCCTGAGTTTTGAATATATCCGCTAGGTATTGGCGTACCAGCTGCAACAGCTGCGGCTTTTTCTAAATCTAGTGCCGCGCGTAAAGTTCTACCGCCTCTATTTAAAATACCTTCGTCCATAGCTTGAAAAGTAATTAAACTGCCTATACCGCTGTTAGGTCGTTCGCTACCGTCAACTGCATAAGATTTAACTAAAGTGTTTGTGTTATTTAAAGTAACTGTAACGCGTGTGTTAGCTACCCAGGCAAACCGACTAGGCCGCCCGTCATCTGCGTAAAGCTCGGTAACTTCCCAATATGCAACGCCGTAAAAAAATAAAGCGTCAACAGTCCAACCTAAAGTAACCATACGTGGCTGCCTGTAGTCTGGTTGATCTAGCCAAATTGGATTACCTAATTCTTGTCCCGTAGATTTACGGTAAAGGTGTAGCGGTAAAGTTCCTACTACACCTTTGATTAACGCTGCAGCACGTGCGACGGAAGGCACAGCTATAGCGTCGGACCGCGTGATAAAAGTTTGAGGCGTAAAGAATAAGCTACTAGGGTCTGGCTCAAATACAGGCGGGTTATATTGCGCGCGTATCGTCGGGGTACTTTGAGGCGCACTGACAGACTCGACTAGGCGTAATGATTGTAGTAACCCCACGCGGGTACTATATACCTAATTTTAATAATTTGTCCGATTTGTTCGGCGTGTCTAATTGACTATTATCTGCGCGACTGCCTGAGGCCTTGAGGCGTACCAAGCGACCATAGCTACACCGATAGCAGCGCATATTTCACCAGCTGACTTACGCCTTACAATTTTCCAGCCGTACTCTGTGTGTTTAGTAGCGCACGCGGCTATAGCCTCATTTAGCACTAGATCGTTTGGGTGCAGTAATTGACTATGACTCATAAGCTGCGCAAGCCGATTACTAGCTTCATTTTGCATTTTGCCGCTAACGTCCATAAGGGTAGTACCTGCACCCTTTAAGTAACTGGCTACGTTTTCGCTAACCCATTTGTCATACATAAGGACCTTAGGCCTAAATCTCATAATATGAGCGTTTATATCGCTAGCTACTTGCCTATCGTCTAAAGGTGTAGCTGTGTTCCAAACTTGCAACACTTTAACCTTTACGCGCATTTCGTCTACCTTTTGCCCTGCAATTAGTACCGCGTACTTATTCGTGTAGGACTTATCAAACGCAAAATAAGTGAGTCCACCTGGCTCAACTACTATTGACTCATCTTTACATTTATCCCACGCGCCTATCTCAAACGGGCTAGCCAGGTTATCTACAAACTGACAAAGTACCTCAACCCTAAAAGTCAACGGGTCGCTGGTAGCTAGTGAGTGCCTAAGTATTTCCTCGGTCATTGTGTGGCCTAAGGCAGGTACAGCCTCTACCCAGCCTTTAGGGTCCTCTATTTTTCTAGACGGGTGA